CCTAGTGGCAAAGATGGTGTAGATTTAGGTATTTTTGATACGCATACGATGGGGAGAAATTATGTAGATCTATGTTATGCTCTTGTAAGGGGTGTCTTATCTTATTTAGCTAATGATATGGATGTATTAAAGGAACGGGGCCAAAGTGTTATACTGGAAGAATTAAAAAACACTGTAGATGTTCCTATTATAGATGATTTAATAGCAAGAAAAAAAGAGAGACAACCTAAAAATGTAGGTAATATTACGTATTTATTTGGAGACGATGATGAAAAAAGTACATGAACCTCATGAAAAATACATGGCAAGAATGACAGCTGAAGAAGAAATGATAGCTAGTGAAAAACAAATTGGTGGAGATCACTACAGGCATTTTAAGATTATGCCTATAGAATACATTACAAAAAATAAACTTGACTTTTGTGAAGGAAATATAGTAAAATATATTTCTCGCCATAGATTAAAAAATGGTGCAGAGGATATAAAAAAGGTTATACACTATGCTGAATTAATATTAGAATTAGAATATGGAGATAAGTAGTGGTAGATGGAAATTATTTACCTACAAGTTATCAGTCATTTATACATCTATCAAGGTATTCAAGATGGCTGGAGGAAAAAGGAAGAAGAGAAACGTGGTCAGAAACAGTTAATAGACTTGTAACTTTTTTTAAATACCATATACAGGAAAACATTGAAGCAAAAGTTCCTTCCAGTACATGGACAATGTTAGAAGAATCTATACTGTCCCTTGAAGTTATGCCAAGTATGAGGGCTTTGATGTCTTCAGGGAAAGCATTGGAAAGGGAAAATATAGCAGGCTATAACTGTTCGTATATACCGATAGATAACCCAAAAGCATTTGATGAAGTTTTGTACGTCTTAATGAATGGCACAGGTGTAGGATTTTCTGTGGAAAGACAGTACGTTAGTGGATTACCCACTATTCCCAATAGAGAATTTGAACAGACAGATGATGTTATATCTGTAGCTGATTCTAAAGAAGGGTGGGCAAGAGCATTTAGAGATTTAATATCTTATCTCTACACTTCTCGCATTCCTAAAGTAAATGTATCAAAAGTTAGACCTGCAGGTTCCAGACTTAAAACATTCGGTGGAAGGGCTAGTGGCCCACAACCCCTAGTAAATTTATTTGATTTTACTATAGAAAAGTTTAGGAATGCAAAAGGAAGAAAACTTACATCTATGGAATCCCATGATATAGTTTGTAAAACTGGAGATGTAGTTGTAGTTGGTGGTGTTCGTAGATCAGCTCTTATTTCTTTGTCAAACTTATCTGATGATAGAATGAGATCTGCCAAGACGGGGGAGTGGTCCAAGTTAAATCCTGAACGATCTTTAGCTAATAACTCTGCTGTATATACAGGAAGACCAGATACAGGAACATTTATGAAAGAGTGGTTGTCTCTATATGAAAGTAAATCAGGTGAACGTGGTATATTTAACAGAGCATCAGCACAAGAGAAAGCTAGACAGAATGGCAGAAGAGATGCTGATGTAGAATTTGGAACAAATCCTTGTTCAGAAATTATATTAAGACCAAATCAGTTCTGTAATCTTACGGAAGTTGTAGTACGTGCAGGTGATACAGTGGATACACTAAAAAGAAAAGTAAAGATCGCTACTATACTAGGCACTATACAGGCTACCTTCACCAATTTTGGTTATTTGCGTAAAAGATGGCAAAATAATACAGAAGAGGAGAGATTACTTGGTGTATCACTTACAGGTATATTAGATAACTACCTTACTTTACCTTGGATAGAAAGTTCAAGAAAGAAGTTAATTGATAACCTGAACACTTTGCGATCAGTTGCTGTACAAACCAATAAAGAGTGGTCTGGTAAATTAGGTATACCACAATCTACTGCTATCACTTGTGTGAAACCATCAGGTACTGTCAGTCAGTTAGTTGACAGTGCTAGTGGCATTCATGCAAGACATAATCCTTTCTATGTCAGAACAGTACGGGGGGATAATAAAGATCCTCTTACGCAGTTCATGATTGCATCTGGTATACCTAATGAGCCGGATTATCTTAAACCTGATCATACTACTGTGTTTTCTTTTCCTATGAAAGCACCTAATCAAGCAGTGTGCAGGAATGATATATCAGCTATTAATCAATTAGAACTTTGGAGGGTTTACGCTGAACATTGGTGTGAGCATAAACCTTCTGTTACTATTTCAGTGCGTGAACATGAGTGGATTAACGTAGGGTCTTGGTGTTGGAATAATTTTGATCACTTGAGTGGGGTAGCTTTTTTACCACATTCTGACCATACTTATAAACAAGCACCATATCAAGATATAAAAGAAGGGGAGTACAAGAAATTGTCAAAAAAAATGCCAACCGATATAGATTGGCAAAAATTACAAGAATATGAAAAAGAAGATAATACTAAAGGATCACAAGAACTAGCCTGTACAGCCGGAGTGTGTGAATTGGTTGATATATAGGAGGATTTATGGTTGAGGCAAAATTATTTGAATTACAAGTTAGTTTAAATTCAAGTGGTCAAGTAATAACGGAGTTTAATTATATAGAACGGGATAACCTTATTACAGCTTTAGATGGCTGGAGGAAAGATTATCCTAATACCCATGTGTTAGGTTCTATTGTTGATTATCTTAAAGGAGTGGGCCATGCTATAGAAAAAGATGTAGGTAAGCTTTGTAAAACTTAATAGTTCCAAGTTTTTGAGTAACCGTTTCTTTTTCTTTTTCTTTTTATCTTAATAATTGAACGACCTCCTAGCGAGGTAGTACCTTCTTGTTCCATAGCTTTTAAATGCCTTACAATATCTACATCAGACATTTCATTAAATTGTCTATTTTCACCCTGTCTAGTTTTTACTATTGCATCCCAAACTTCAGGATATTTCTTCATGTAAAATATAATTTCATCAATTTCTACATTTTCTTTAGCTGAAAGTTTGTCTGGGCCGAGCCTTCCATCTTTAAATGCAGTTTTTATTTGATTTTTTACTGATCCTGCTAATTGTTTTGAAGTTTTCTTTAGACCTATAAGACTGGGCCAGTCAAGGATACCACCCCAGTTTAAAGCCAATTCTTTAATTTTATTAACTACTGAAGTTTCCTCTGGAATTTCTGTTTCTTCTTTTTCAATGACAATACCTTCGTAGTCTCCAACTTCAGGAGGTTGAGTTTTAAGAATAGGCTTATCATCAATAACCTCTCCAAATACAGGATCTACAAGTACGGGGCGATCTCCAGTTCCCCTTATTCCCTCTGGCCTATCAGGTGCTCCAGTTCTATAAAATTCCATATCTTCTGGGGGCATATCTTGTACATCTACATGAGGTGGTACTACTTTTGGTCCTTGCAAATCTGTTCGTCTAAAACTTAACTTTGGTGGTATTTTCCATCGTTTTTCCAATTCATTTCTACGATCTCCTCTGTGGTAAAAGTTCATTTCACCTATTTCAGCTCTTCCTCCACCAAAAGGATTAGGAGCAGTAGCTTCTACAGATCCACGTATGGGTGGTTTTTTTGGTGGGGGAAGATGGTCAGATCTTCCTGTTACATGTTCAAAATCAGGCCCAGTTCCTCTATGGAGTGGGAGCTTTTCTTTGCTTCTATACTTTTCTGGAAGAGGTTCACCACTTTTAAGCCTAATACCTTTTCCAGCTTTTCCACCTCTTGTGTATGCCATAATTATGTCCTTATTTTTCTAGGTCCATTAGTGTAAGTTACAGTTCCACCGTATTTCATTTTTTTTGTATTGGGATACTTTTTTGTATTCATAGGTTCAACATTAGATAATTCTATAGCATCTGTCATTGGTTTGGGGGTTTGTATTTTTGTATCTTCGTATGCTAACTTGTCTGGCTTCGCTGACATATCAGCCTTTCCAAGTGTTGGTAATTTTGCCATTTTACTTTTCCTCATATATGTTAAGTTTTTCTGCTAATCGTTTAAGCCATGTTTTCATAAGTTGAAAATCTGTACTTGATCTATCTGGTCTAGGTACTTTTTCTCCTGTAAAGACATCTCCTACAACTTCTCCTGCTTTAGGTTTTAATATTCTATCCATTTGGGCTTCTTCAAGTGATTCTGCAGGAGATGTAGTTTGTCTAAATCCTAATACATCCATTTGTGGTTCTACTTGTGTGAAAGCACCAAAACTTTGTACAGCTGTATCCCCTGCCTCTCCTAGGACATCTTTTGTAGCACCGATAAGGGTTTTTCCTTCATCTGTTACTATTCCTTTAGTAAATTCCCAAAGTATTTCACCAAGTGCTCCTGACATCGCAGTAAGTTCATGTAACCATGTAATTGTATTTGCACTTGCATGAGAGCTAGGTATACGTGGATCAACTAAAAATGCCTTTATTTGTTTTGACCAGTTTGGATTTGTAAGTATAGCAGCAAGTACATCATTATTAGTATTAACTAAAAGAGCAGCAACAGCTTCAGCTCCAATGTATCTATAAGATGTTCTTCCGGATTCTGCTGCATATAATCTAGAAATAATACTTGCAGGTCCATATACAAAATTTCCCCTTTGTCTAGATTCAAATTTAAAACTTTGTGATACTTGTTTAGCAATGTCTGGTTCTAGTGTATGACCACTTGTTGCCATGTAGTTTGTTATAAAATAAACATTATCATAATGCTCTTTACCTAACAGTGATGTTAGAGCTTCTCGGTGATGGTCCATGTAAGCGTTGAGTTTCATAGGATCATAAATCTGTGCAAGTTCAAATTCACCTGTTGTTATCTTTCTTCCATCCTCTCCGTCTATTTGCTTTGGTGTTTTCATGTATCTATTAGTTGCTGTACCTTGTTCTGATAGTCCTCTGGCTATTACTACAGATAGTGTTTTTTGTGTACCCCAATCAGCAGCTGCATCATCAGAAATAAGTGAAAAGTTTCCCCCCAGTTCCTTTGCCATTTGTTTTTTTGTATTATGTAGTCGTGTTGCATCATTTAAAAATCCTTTTTTTATAGCTTGCTTTGTTGATACTAAAACTTCTGGTTTACTTAGGAGTATATGAGTAACGTCTGCAAAGCTTCCTCTCTTCGGTCCTGTAATTTCCCCTAGTTCCTGTATCAGGTGTTTTTGAGCAGATTTAAAACCTTCTTTAACACTTTTTAAATCACTTTGATAGCTATCTCTAATAGCTTTTACGTTATTTAAACTTGTTGTTATATCATCCCGTGCTTTTCTGCTGTTTCTAGCAGCTCTATTTAATTTATCAAATAAGTTAATAGTTCCTCCTAAGGCGTATCTTCCTTGTGAACTATCTCTTAAAAGACCTACTGTCTTTCTTATATTTTTAGTTGCTGCTTCATAAGTTTCTTTCTCTCCCGTCTCGCCTATTTCTCGTACTATTCTGGGAGTTGTTATTGCATCTCCTATATTAATTCTTGTAGATTCTAATACAAATTTTCTAGACCCCTGCACTTGTTGTATTAAAGTATCATCTATTGCTTTTAATGCATTGATATAATAAATATCATCTGGATTTGTACCAAACAGCATTTCAAAATTTTTCCAAAAAGCCATGGCAGTACCTTCATCTTTTACTAAAGATAATTCCTTTGTTATCCATGTTTCTATATCTGCTGCATAAGACCATCCTGTAGGTGATCCAGCATCTAAAGACTGGGCTTTTCCCATTGTTCTTTGCCAGATTTTACTATTAACA